AGTAAATTTATTTGCAATAGAAGAAGTTGATTGTTTACTTGTAACTTCTAATTCTACATCTTTAATTCTTAAAGACTTTGCTGGTATTAAGAATAAATCATCTCGGCCTTTAGTTTTAAATGAAGCAAATCCATTTTGACGAACTTCTTTTCTAACTTCATCAAGGTCCCAATTCCAAATACCATTGCTATTTGTGGCAGACATAATCTCAGAACGACCTAAAGAACCTGCAATATAGAATCCGATATTAGCAATATTATATCTATTCTTTATCATTGTTAAAAAAACTTCAGTTTGTTGATTAGAATCATATACAAAAGGATAATTTACCTTTGTTACTGGATCAACTAAGAATTTTTTACCATAACGAGAATAATTATATTCGCGTAAAATACCACCTGCACCATCAGTTAATGTAATAAAGGACATCTTTTCTACATTATTTTGACTCATGAATTTACCTACATAGTCAGTCATATATGCTAATGCTTCATTTAATGGAGTTCCACCTAATGAGTATTCACTATTTTTAGTAAACTGATAAGTATTAAAAAGTCTTTTTGCCATCTCATTAAAATCTCTATTAGACATTTTATGGCTAAAGAATTCTAATAAAGCAAGGTCTTTAGTAGCATTATTTAATAAGTTTGGTTGTAAATAAGCATTTGCAACTCTTTCTTTTCTTCTACTTGAATAAGGTTTATTATCATATGCATTATAATAGTAATCAGAGAAAGCTAATACTTGGAATGGAATTTGCGCTCTATGGCAAAACATTGATAATGTAATAACCTGTTGAATCACATCATTAATAACTCCATTCATAGAACCTGACCAATCTACTAAAAAGATCATACCATGTTTTTTGCCATCTTGAGTGGTAGTAATTCTTTTGAATAAGTCATCATTTAATTGGTATCCCCAAATCTTTTTCATATCCAATGAACCAGACTTAGATACTTGGTTACGTTTATATTGAGTTGCCGCTTTTTTCATCTCAAATTCTTTTATGAGATAGTTAACTGTCTTTAGTGTATTTGCTTTGAATTTGTTATATTCCTCGTCAGCTATTCTTTCACCAGTTTCTTTATAACCCCATTGATTCAACACATATTGTTGTTTAGGTACAGTTTCTTCCAATATAGTCTTATAACCTATAATTGTATCAGGATCATAATCAGTATCTAATTTTAAATAATGATATTCTGCATTATAATCTACAGAATTATCTAGATTATTCATTAAAGATTTGTTAGTTTTAGATTCTAGATCATCTTCTTCAGTACCTTCATCTATAGTTTGTTCATCCTCTGATTTTTCCATTTCTGAACTTTGTCCAGAACTTTGGTCATCTTCAGAATCGTCTTCATTCAAAGAAACTTCTTTGCTTTCTTTGTTTTCTAATTCATTTTTACTGAATTCATAAATTTCTTTTGCTAGTTCAATAACTTCAGTTGAAGTTTCAGTTTTCTCTGCACGGTATACAAATACTTTTTCTTGTTCTGAAAATGAAACTCCTGAGGAAATACCCACTTTGAACCAAAGATTGATTCTATCAATAAGGTTAAGAGTTCTTACATTTTTAATTTCCTTTACACCAAAGAAGTCTCTTTCATTAAGTTGTCTATAACCTTCAATCATAGTCTTTTTAAGACCAGGATATTTACGTTTCATTAGTTTTTCAACTCGGACATCTTCAACAACATTGATATAGTCATGGATTTTGTAGTTTTCTTTTGACTCATCCATCATATCCATAGTCGTGTAGAGCGCATGTCCGACTTCATGACCTACAAGCATACTCTCTATTTCAGGAGTCATACCTTTAAAGATAGGTAGAGTTAATTGTCTAGATTGGATATTAAAAGAAGCAGTCTTAACTGCAGCTTTAACCACAGTTAAGTTTTCTGTTGCGAGGAGTTTTGCGGTAATGTCTATTGCAGTATTCATAATATAGTCTCTTTATCAATTTATGAGACTATTATATACTGTTTTCTGCAAATGTAAACATTTATTTTCAGTATTTTAAAATTATCCTAGAGTGTGAAAAAGTGCACTTCTAAGTTATTGATTATAATATACTATTTTTATGAAAAAGTGGGTTTTTTGCACAATATGGTAGATATATCACCCTTAAAATATAAAAGTGTGCACAGAACGCATTATTTTTTCACTTTATTAAATAGAATCAATATCTTAGAATCAAACTATGACTGAAAATTCATTCCGTTTTTCCACCTTCAGGATTGAATGAAATTTGTCATTTAATATATCCCCTTTATGACTGATGACAAATACATTTGTGTCCTTCGAGACCTCATCTAGTAATTGAAGCAATAAATCTGTAGCACTAGAATCCAGAGACGAATCGAAAATCTCATCCATGATCAACAAATTAGTATTAACTGAATTCTTAAGCCGGGCGATTTGTCTCCAAGCAAATAGGATTGCCACATCAAGTTTACGTTTCTCTCCTTCTGAAAATGATGCATATGTAAACTCATCTCGAAATCTAGATTTGATAGTTTCATTGAATGACTCATCCAATTCAAACTTAATATAAGTGTCCATAATTGCCAGATACTTATTGATTAAGGTATTCATTACAGGTAGGTACTCTCGAATAATTGCGGTCTTAATTCCTGTATCTTTAAGTAACTGATTTGAAATATCCTGCAAACCTCTAAGTTCCATCAAGGATGTTTTTTCAGTTATCTTTTCAACAGTACTAGTCGCAAGTTCTTTTAGTTTACGTTTCTCTTCATCTACATTGGTAGTATTTTGTTCAACTGATTCGATTTCTAAAAGAAACTGAGAGTTCTGTTTGTTTAGTAAAGTAACAGTACTATTGGTTGTTGACAGTTCAATATTCTTATCAGTGATATTATTTTGTATAACTTGAATATTTTTTAAAGATTCTTTTAGATTAAAAAGTGCCACTTCTAATGATGTAATTTTAGATTCTTCTTCGTCTATTTTAGATTGAAGATCTACTACTACTTGTAGTTTATAATCAGATGTAATTTCTTGGGAACAAGTAGAACATACATCATTCGCATCAAAGAAATGCTTGTGCTTCACATGATGATTAACTGATGCAGAACAAGTATGCAATTGTCTATTAACATCTTGGATATTTTGTTCAAGAAAATCTTTATCGGTAATTAAAGTCCTTAAATGAACTAGTTCTGCAGTTAGTATATCTGAGGTTACCTGAGCCTGTTCTATTTGTGCATCATTCTTAGTAATCTTATCTAATAATAATCTAACAGTATCAGACTTTGCAGTATTCATTGCTGAAATTATAGCAGTCTGAGACTCAACTTTTGCTCGTGCTATTTTAATATCTGATTCTAATCTTGCAATAGAATCTTTTGTTGTTGCTACACGATCCTTCAATATTTGATTCATTACCGAGAAGATACGGATATCCAAAATATCTTCAACAACTTCTCTACGTTGACTGGATTTAAGTTGCATGAATGGAACAAAAGATGCTGAACCTAGAATAACTACCTGAGTAAAGGTTTTATAGTTAAGTCTAAGTATCTGTTGTTCTAAAATCTTTTGGTAATCTTTATTTGCCGCTTCTTGATTCAATAAGACATCATTACAATATATCTCAAAAATACCTGGCTTTATTCCACGTATAATCTTATAAGATTTAGCACCAATAAGAAATTCACATGTTACTAATAATTGTTTACCATTAATAGAGTTAACTAATTGACCTAATTTAATATCACGAAAAGGTTTACCAAATAAACAAAATGTAATGGCATCAAGTATGGTAGATTTACCATCGCCATTTTTACCCATAATCAGAGTTGTTCTTGACTTATCTAACAGGATTTTATTTTCAACATTACCGGTTGATAAGAAGTTTTTGTAACTTATAGACTTAAAATGTAATGTTGACATTATGCCATATCCAAATTTACTGCCTCAGTATAAAGGGATTGAATGTAAGATTTTATCTTTGATGTTTCTACATCAGTTTCTATAGATTCAATATAGTGGTTTAAAACAGATTGAGTATCTTCTAATTTAATATCATCAGATAGTTCACCTGAAGAGAAGTCTCCAATGTCTTCAATAATCTTAATTTCATGGGCACCTTTATTATATAATTTAGTCAGGAATGTATCATATTTGTAATAATCAGTTTTGTTAACTACTACAAGTTTAACATAAGTGTCTTTAATGTTTATATTACTTAGATCAACCGGTTCTTGGTTTAAATCATTATATTCTAATTTGACAAATAATTTATTTGGATTCTCAATAAACTCAAGTTCTCGTGTTGCAAGATCAAATAAATGAAATCCTTTTGGATCGGCATAATCTTGCCAAGTAATTTCATATGGAGTTCCAAGATAGGTAATATTGTTCTTTGTAGATCTATGATGATAATGACCTGAGAAGGTTTTGTCATATCGATCAAACATTAAACTAGACATGCCTCCATGGGATTCTACACCGCGATACATTTGAAATCCGCCAATCTCAAAATGGCCCATACAGATATCAGATAGCGAACTTCTAATCTCTTCATAACATTCTTCATAATTGTCATTACAAATCCAAGGTATCATTGCAACATCAATACCTTTAATAGAAACAGTTTGAGCGTATTCTATAAGATTAATATTATCATATTCTGCCAATAGCAAATTAGGAGTGTTTGGAGATAGGGTGTTTTTAAAATATATGTCATGATTGCCAATTATCATATAGACAGTTATATTTCTGTCTTTTAATTGATTAAAGAAAAATAATTTACTTTGTTCTATAACATAATTGTTAGTAAATTTACGGGTATCAAAAGTATCACCTAAAATAATAACTGTGTCAATATTATTTTGGTCAAGATATGGAAAGAATACCTCATTATAAAATTTACGTTGATGGTCAATTATAATTGTAGAACCTGTTCTTGCACCAAAATGCTGGTCAGTAATTAAACAAACCTTATTCATTCAAACCCCATCCTTCAATATTAGTTTGTTCAAATGTTTTAAGTTGACATTTACAACCTTGTGATATAGCATATATGATTGTATGCTCATTTTCAGAATTTTCTATAGTTTGCCAACCATCCCATCTTTTAAGTTCATCATCATATAAACGGTATTGCTTTATAATGTCATTCATAATATATTCTCGCGTATTAATTATAAAAATCTTCAAGGGGTGATGCAATTTCTTTTTTAATCTTTTCCTTTTTTGGTTTTTCAAATGATGATCCATCAAAATTATTATATGCTTTCATGTATTCAATATAATTATTGGTGAAGTCACCTTGTTCATCATGCTCTTGTAACTCAGTTAAATCTAAAGCATTTGATGTAAGCAGTTTGCTTCTAATATAGACTTGCTTTTTTTCTTTAGCAATTCTACGTAGAAAGGCAAAGTAAACTATTTGAGTAAAATATGAGAAAGGATTTTGAGTTTTGTTTTCATCAAAATTGTCTATTACTTTTAAACAATTTTCGACTCCATCAAGTATCATATCTTCTTTGAATGAATAACCATTAAAACTTCTTAGATTAGAGAAGTTCGTGGCAATCTTAAAGATGCATTCACCAATGTATTCGGATATTCGGGGGATTGGTAAACCTTGTTCTTTGGCTTCTTTTACTTCGGCTATACGTTTTTGCATAGCTAAAAAGAATTCTTGATTATTAATATAATTTAGTTTCTTACTCATTTTAACACCTTAATTTATAATATAGAACTATTATATTATAACATTAACTAAAAGTAAATAAAAATATTTTTTGTTTTACTGTTTACAACTGTTTACTTTTGTGATATACTGGTTATACCAGGTTTTTCTAGGTTAATGTATTGTTTCATTAGATACTTTAATATCATTATATAATTCTTCTTCAACTATTTCATCTAGTTGTTCAGATTCTATTTGAACATCAATCATACGTTTGTAGTAATCAAGTGTAGATTCATTCAGAGGTTTGATGATTATGACATCCTCTTTCCATATTTTAAAGACTTGATGGTCGGTGAAAGAACACCATGGAGAACCGGCTAAAACTTCTTTACTCTTGCCATCAAGATTATAATTGACTGTTTTCATTTGGATAGGGTACATAAGTACATATTTTGAATCATCCTCATTTACCAATACACTTATTAGATTATCACCATTTACAAGTTTTAAAGTAACGTAGTCATGCTGCATCATTTGAGCTCCACTTCAATAATTTTAATTTTAAATTGTTCTGTAGTATATATCTTATAACGTTCTATGCCATGGGTTAAGGTAGTATTCTTCCATGACTTCCAATGTAGATCATCAACTAAATCAAAAAGTCGGCATTCATTTTTACCATCATTTAAACGTAGACCTCTACCTATAGATTGGAGGTTACGAATTTTAGATTTTGAAGGATGGGCAAATATAATATTTTCTATTGATGGCATATTAGTACCTGTACTCATGGTCGCGTACGAGGCTACTATTATAGCATTATCATATTTGCTACATACATTTCTAATATCTTCACGATCTTTTGTATCAACTCCGCCATGAATATAAAAGACAGGTCTATCTTGATGTACCTTATTTTTTATATCTTCGTATATGACTTTGCCGTGCTTCTGTACATAGTTAAAAAGTACTAAAGTATTGCCTGTAGTAGATATTGCCAGATTACGTATAAATTTATTTCTAATAGGATTTGTAACTAACCAGTCAAGTTCTTTGGTATATTCAGTACCTTTAAACATCTTACAAGTTTCTTCATCATATTTAAGAATAAGTTGTTTGATTTTTAAATTAACTACCGAACCTTCATCCATTAATTTTTTGGTTGTAGTTACTTGATATACTGGTCCAAATAATCCTTCAAGTGTTAGTTTATTAGTTTTAGAACTTTCGTCAATAGTACCTGTAGCTCCAATTCTATATTTGGTATTGACACATTTTTCCATAATACCTGAGATAGAAGCGGCTTTAGCTAAATGACATTCATCAACCATAGCTACATCAAACTGAGCATAAAATGATTTATGTTTTATAGTGATTAATGATTGCCATGTAGATATAAGAACATCTTTAGTAAAATCTTTTGTAAAACCAGAATAAAGTTTTTGTACATGTTGTTCAACATCAAAACCATTCATTTTAGAATAATCGGCAAAATCTGAATACATTTGCTCAACTAACATGGTATTAGGTACTATCAGAAGTATTTTTCTATTTGCATTTAGGTGCCATCTCATTATAGCATATAAAATACCAGATTTACCGGAAGCGGTAGGACTTAATAAGGTAACTCTATTTCTATTAAGAGCTTTTAGAAGAGCATCTACCTGATAATCTCTAAGGGAAATTGGTAAACCTCGTGCAGATAAGTTAAGACTATCGGCAAATAATTGGATATCTTCGTCAGAATATGTATTTGAATTCTCTATACCTTCATCAATAGTTAATTCATAATCATTTCTATTTGCAAATTCTTTTACATATTGTAACAAACCGGCATAAAGAGTTTTAGTTTGCAGGTTATACAGTCTAACAAACCCGTCCCAGATACCTGCCTTGTATGTAGGCATAAACTTATAACCTGGGATTCTAAATTTAAAGAAATCAGATAATTCCTGTTCTATAGAAGAATCAGAAAATATCCTAATATGGACTTCATTAAATTTTTCGACTTTAATCATTAGCTACCAGCAAGGAATTTTTTATGTTCTAGAACGGTTTTAAGTTGCCAATCTCGGGCTTTGATTTGGCTAAGAATAGATTCAAGCAAGTAATTCATAGTTTGTAAATATTCTATTTTAACTTTCATATTGTTTAGATCAGTGTCACCATCAAGAAATTGATCCATCTCATTCTTCATGGGTTTGACACCTTGCCATTGTTCCCAGTTCAGAGCAGATAATTCATCTCTAGAAAGCTCACCGCGATAATACCTAAACTTAGTCTTTTTTAGAACATTAAAATCATTATTATATTTTGTTATTTTGAGTTTTGCTTGCATTAAATACCGTATGTATTTTGCATGCAACTTTGGAACTCGGATAGATTCATCCGAGATATGATTATCATCCATAGTAGAGTCTTCATCCCATTCTGAAAGCAATTCTTCAATTGTAGCCATTATATCCTCAAAAAATTATATAAATTCGTATCTGCTTATTTTAAATGTTGCATTCCCAACTAAGTAAGTTACATCATTATTTGTAGATAGAAAATTCAGTGAACTTAAAGTTACTGGTAGAATATCTATAAACTTTACCGTTTTTACCGGCAGATTATTACTACCTAATATTTGTAAAGTAGCATCAGAATATTCTTTATTTGTTCTACTATACCCAGTATCTTGTGAATTAATAAAATCAGCAAATTGAGTATTATCTTCAGGAAAACCAAGACCTATCATCCAATTATATACAGCAATATAATTAGTCATATTTTGATCTATAATAAACTGAATGTTTAAATCATCAAATGTTAGTATCTCTCCACTAAAAGGCAATGCCGATAAAGGAGTATTCATATCAAAGGTTGGTAGTGTAATACCAGGTAAAGCTACTTCTTGACAAAAGAAGGATACTTCGGGTAATTTTGAAATAGAAAAATTAAACCCATTACTAGATAGTGGATTTATATTTGTTGGAAACGGACATGTAGTTGTTATTGCCATTATAGTACCTCTGATCTATTTATAACAATAAAAAAAGGAGTCCGAAGACTCCTTTCTTGTTGAGCAGTTTTACAACTACAACTTACATCAAGTTAGTAACTTTAGTAATTCTGTAGTAGTAATTTTTACGAGCTGTCATTGAGTTGTCAGCATTTGAAGTAGCAGACATTGAAGCGTCATCAATATCAACCATTGGGTTAGCAACCATACCGTAACGAGTTTTGAAGCCAATTTTTGGTTGGAAAGTTTGTGGATCAACTGCACGAACCAATTGTAATGGAACATATGGGCAATAGAACAAACCAGCATCAAATGCAGAAGTACCTTTGTAACCAACAGTAAAGAATTGTAGACCAGCAGCAGATGGGTTGTTACCACCTGTGTAAGGATCAACATAAACTTTATATTTGCCATTCAATACGCCGGCAAAAGTAGTAGAAGCTTCATCAACATTCAAACCAGTAGAAAGAGCAGGAGCATAATCTAATACGCCAGCCATTGCTAATGCAGAAGCAACATCTGAAGAACAGATGATGAAGTTACCACGACCACGTCTTGTTTGTTGAGCGATAGCGTTAGCTTCTCTTTCAATTTGGAACAACAAGCCTTTGAATTTTTCAACTGACCAACGACCATTAGAGTCAACGTCAAGATCAAAAGTACCAGCAGTTGCAGTACCAGTTTGAGCACCTTGTTTAGCAACAGTGTAGATAGTACGAATAACTTCACGGTTGATTTCAGCAAGAATTTCAGTAGAAAGAATTTTGCTTAATTCGCCTTCAGCGTCAAGACCATGAACTGATTTCAAGTCTTGTGCTAATTCGATAGAGTATTCAGCTTTCAATGCACGAGTTTTAGCAACTACTGAAGTTTTCTCAATTGAGAAAGCCATTTCAGGAAATGCATTACCTGAAGTAGAACCTAAAATTTCAGCATCAGCAGTAGAAATACCTAAACCAGTTTGGTAAGAACCACTTGATAAACCAGTAGCAGCAGTTGGATCAACACCTGTAGCGCCTGAAGTACCAGCAAAGCTAGTGTTAGCTTCGTTAAACAATGCTTCTGTTCCACTTGGACTAGTGTAACGAGATTTCATTGCAAAAATCAAACCAGTTGGTTGAGTCATTGGTTGAACACCAGCAACATCATATGCGATCAACTGAGGCATAGCACGACGTACTAAGTTAATCAACACAGGATCAAAACCAGCTACACCACCAGTACCAGCAGCACCAGCATTGTATGTACCAGTACCAGTAGTATTGATACCATAGTTACCACCACCACCGATGTTAGTAGAAACACCACCAGTACCGTTTTCGAAAAGCATACCGTTAGCTTGGCTAGCAGCATTCATTTCACGTTGTTGGTTTTCTAAAATAACTGCCAAATCACCTCTACGAGTAGAGTCTTTAATTGCAGGAGCGCCATCAGCGTCAATTACAGGAGCCCATTTTTCTAAAAGGGCAGAACGATTTAATTCCATCTTAAGTTTCCTTATTTTTATTAAAATTAGTTATTATATTGTTGTAATGCTTTAGCATACGCAGCAACAGTAGGATCAACATTAACATATTTGTTTTCATTGATTTCATCTACTGGAGAGTCAGTAACTACTGATTCAACCAAAGTGCTTTGTTTGCCAGTGAAATAGTTTTCACGAATTGTTTGTACTTTTACTTTAAATGAATCCTCATCATCATAAGACAATTCTTCTACTAATGCAGTAAATTTTTCAGTTTCTGTATCAGTCAAACCTTCGCTAACCATACTTACGATTTCTTTACGAACTGATTCAGAAAGTGATTTTTTCAAATCAATATTTCTTTCAACTTGTTCGTTTAACTTAGACTCTAGTACATCAATCCTAGTTTCCATTTCACCGATAACGTCGTACTTTTCTTCAGGAACATCAATATAATGTTCTTCAAAAAGACCTTTCATACCAGTAATAAAGGATTCCATGATGTCAGACTTAAGTCCATTTTCAAGGGCTATTTCATTCTGTTCTATCCACTGCTCAACAACATAGTCGAGGTAACCATCAATTTTTTCAACCAGACCCTCAGTAATTGAATCTACTTGCTCAGCAAGTTTTTCTTCAAATTCTTCTTCTAAACGTGCAACTTCTTCTTTAACACGTACAACTACAGCAGACTCGAAAATAGTCGCTGCTTTTACTCTAAACTCTTCAGATAAAGATTCACCAAACATTAATGCATCTACATCAGCAGAAACATCAATTGCTTCTTTTTTAAGGAAACTTTTGTCATATTCTTTATCACCATCTTGAACATGGTCAACATCTCTTGCTGCTTTAATTGCTGCTTTAGCACCTTCACGTTTTTTAATATGACTTAAAGTTTTTTGTGCTTTATCATCTTCAGAATCACTCTGAGAATTAGTAGCTCTTTTAACAAATGCTCTGTGTTTAATATTAGCAGACAATTCATATAATGCTTGTTCTTCTTCATCTAAAGAATCATATTCTTCTTCAGTGATGAAATCTTCATCTAATTCTTCAACAATTTCTTCTTCGTTTTCTAAAACTAATCCTGCCAATTTGGATTCTTCCATAATCTCAGCGATTTTGCTATCAATAGACATTTATATCTCCTAATTTTGATATATCTTATTATTTATAAAAATTAAACTTTTACTTAATGCTACGTAAAAAGTGTTGAAAGGCAAGTATTTTTTGCTCTTCTAAATTCATTGATGTTGCTTTTGTTATTGTTCTTCTAGCTTCATCAACTTGTTTCTCAAACTTTCCATCAACATAAACCCAAGATGCGCCTTCCATAATTCCCTGAACCCATGCATCTGGAGCACTAGGATCTGATACTAAATCGCCAGCAGTACTTAACATGAAGTCATTTTGTACTACATTAATACCTTCATTGTTCATTTTTAATGAACCTAAAGCACGACTTGACGTACCAATTCTTCCACCACCTTTAAGAATACCTTCGGCAATTCTGCCCATAGGAGTATCAAGAATCTTTGCCTTTCCAATCCAATTATTACCTTCTTTTCTTAAGTTAGTAATTAGATGTGAAATTCTATCAAGATTAATTGAAGGTGTTTCAGGATGTCCTAACTCACCAAATGCAGAATTTTTCTCTACTTTTTCTTTGATGTAGCGTTGAACTTCCTTGTCCATCACAGATTCAGGATATAACCTGCCATTGCGATTCTTGATGTTTGATTGAAGAAATACACCTTCTACGTAAAGTTGTTTACCTTTACCGAGTTTTTCCTCGACAATCATACTTACTGTTTCGTTAACTTCCCTAATTAGTTTCATATTAACTTCCGTATACTAATTCGTTATCCAGAGCTCCAAACTGAGTTGGTTCTATTTTACCATAATATCCAGAGTTCTTACGAACCTTAATCCAAATCTCGCCTTGAACAGCCGCGGCAAGTTTATCTACAATAGTAACACTGATAGGATATGTTGCATTAGTATTATCAGGTGGGAAATATGTACCCATCATATCAATAAGATTACCGTTATCAGCAAGAGGAGTAATAATGCGAACACTATTTCTATCTACTTTATATATAGCACCTGGTTCACCAGCCCATTGAACTGCTGTAATAGAAACAGAAGGCGATCCAATTATTACTTGTGTTGCATACGCAATTTTATAAGTAGTACCTGCAATTGCTACTGCACCATTTGCTGCCAGAGTAGCATGTGTTGCATCTGTTACTGATGCTATAATACCAACATAAACTCCCGCAGTAGTATATACTTTAGCATTTACATGAACATTAGTATTAAAACTAGTTCCTACACCAACTATTGAAGTAGCACCTGTACCTATTGTTACAGTTCCTGCACCATCAATAATACTTGCGTATGGTAACATATCTGTTGTTAAATTTATTATAGCTGCAGCAGTATCTGATCCAGCAATTTTAATAACTGCTTCAGTCTCTGATGCTTTAATAATGGTTTTTGTTAAAGCTGCCATTTTTATTCCTTAATGATTACATCGAGTATTTTTAAGAAGTTATCCGAACTTTCTTTCATGAACTCGACAACATCTAGTTTATTTTCTAGTAGGTTATTTATTAATTGCTGAGTTTTGGTATCTATAGCAATAACTGAATTATCTTCAAGAATATAATGTATTTTACCATTAATAATATTATCAAATTCATTCATTTCACGAATATGATAAACAACTGGATCAATAGAAAAGGATTTGTCAGAAGCTATTTTAATATACTGTTCGACTATTTTATTCGTGACTTTGATATTATGTTCTTCTTTAATTATGTCGGCAATTTTTACTATATTTTCAGAAAAGAATTCTTCATGTAAATTATTGATAATATCTTTTGCTTGCTCTGAATATTTAATATGATTCTTTGCTTCTGACAAATTTTTAAATTGAGTTATTTCATTATTAATTAGTATAGTATTATCATTAGTTCTCTGAATAGTATTACCAAAGTAATGGAGATCCTCAAGAATCTCCATGCCTGATAACGTTTCTTTTAACTTTTTAGAAAACTGTGAATAATACATTAGTCTTTTACATTTTTGCGATCTTTAGCAATATCACTAATAGATCTACTGCTCAAAGTATTTTTTGTAATTTTTTCAGGTGAATTAATTGTATTTGGCAAAAAAGTCTTTTTTACACCATGTGTATTTTGTGAATCTGCAGTTTGACGTTTTAAAGCTGAACCAATACCTTTATGTCTTTTAGCTTGAATAGCCGCATGTTTTTCTTGACTTTTAGCAGTTCTTGCAGTTGACATTTTATCAATTGAGTTACTATATTGTTTGCCAGCTTTATGTAAATATGATTTAATTGATGATTTTGACAATTCATCTAATTGCTCAAAATCTTCTGACATCATGAAATCTTCTAGTTCTTCAACTGAATAATCTTCAATATCAAATGATTCTTTGGTCATTTTGTCGACTGCTTTACCAATACCTTTTTCGCGTTTAGAAGCAATTTGACCAGATTTTGACCATTTTTCGCCTTTACCTAGAGCTTCACCACTAATAATAGCATTTGTAGTAGCTTTCTTGACATAAGAACCTAGAGTCTTTTTAGATAATTCATCTAGTTGTTCGAACTCTTCTGACATCATGAAATCTTCTAGTTCTTCAACTGAATAATCTTCAATATCAAATTCTTCTTTAGTCAATTTGCCAATTGCTGTAGCAACGCCTTTAGTACGGTTTGCAGTTTTTCTTGCTGTTCTTGGTTCATGCGTATATGATAATACATCTGAATCGCCACGGCCTGATTTGAAATTAACGGATGCAGTATGTTTCATCAATTGGTCATGGGCTTTAGTTACATAAGAACCTAAAGTCTTTTTGCTTATCTCGTCTAGTTGTTCGAAGTCTTCTGACATCATGAAATCTTCTAGTTCTTCAACTGAATAGTCTTCAAGAGTAAGTTCTTCTAATTCAACTTCTTCTCTAGTTAATTTTTTCTTTGCTTTTGCTTTTTCTTGATCAATAAAACTTTGAGTAGTTCCACCTTTAGCATGGTGTTTTATTAATTTATCTTTAAATTTTGGATGTTTAGGATCCCAAGTTTCATATGCATCGCTTGAATCATATGATTCATCAACTGAACCAAACATACCTTGAGCAACATCAACTCTCATACTGTCTAAACGGTCAGATATTTTACTTGCCATTACAGAGTTAAAACTATCTTCAATTGCTAACGTATCGCCTTCAGCAATTGCTAACACTAAATCTCTAATTGATTCTTTCAACATTATTGGTATCCTTAATTATTGGGCACTTTGTGCGTCTTCTGGTACAGGTGGAGGATTCTCTTTATTTTGTTTTGCAATTTCTTCAATATCTTTATCTGACTGCATTAATACATTTTTAGCAACCCATTCAATGCTATAATATTTACCTACATATAGATCAATTTGTTGCAATGCCGCAAGACGAGTCATTAAGACTTCATTTTCTTTTAACTCCGTAAAATAATTATCTTTTTGGAAGTCAAATTGAATATTTTGTTTCATGTCAGTCCATTCGTCATCTCGAATGATACCTTTTGAAACTAATTGGATTCTTAATGCATCTACAAGTAGATTAGCAAACTTTTTACGTAATCTTGTTACAAATTTATTAAACTTAACTTCTTCGCGTGTAATTTCAGTAGAACGACCTATACTAAAACCTTGCTGAGGTTGAAGTCTACCTAATGGTACATTTAATGCTTGATAAAGTTTACTTTGGAAATATTGTACATCTTCAATTTGACCAAGAGTTTGACCTCCAGGTAAAGTAGTAATTTCTGTACCTTTACCACCTTCTCTGCGGGGCATCCAGAAATCTTCCATCATAGACAAATGTCTACGATCATCTCTTGTTTCACCTGTAGTAGCATCATAAACAATTTTATTACGAAATTTGTTCATAATATCATTCACATATTGTTCTGCTTTTAACTTAGGTAAGTTACCAACATCAATATAGAATATACGTCTTTCAGGTGCTCTAGATATCCGATATATTACTACAGCATCTTCAATCATTTTTAACTGATTGGTAGGTTTAACTGCTTTATGCAGATGACCTAAAGTCATTCCTGAATTAGGATCAATTAAACCACTTGGGCAATAGATAACTGAATCAAGAGATAGTTTAACACCTTGCGATGTTTGCTCACTAATTCCTTTGTCATTATAGATATAGAATTCTTCTATACTCTTAACAACATCTATACCCTTTTCATTACGCTGTTTTTTTACGTTCTTGATTTTTCTTATTTTTCTTGGATCAATTTTACGTAATTCGGTAATACCTTTCTTGATATTAGCCGGATCAATCAATACTTGATAGTATACTCTACCATCTATGTACCATTGACGAAAAATGTCTGGACCGAATTCTTCAAAGTCAAATAATCTTAATACTTCTTCGAATTCATCGGTAATTTTTTTCTTAATAGATTCTGATACTTTTAAATCATCCATATTAAGTTCAATAGATTTATCATCATCAGTAACAATTGCTTCATTAACAATATCTGTTATTGCAGAATCACAATCAGAATATTGGGCAACTTCTCGGTATCGACGGATAAGATCATTTTCGTTCTTGACAATAGAATCCATGTCAAGAACAAGACCATAATAATTAGCAGCACCAGATGCTGTTGTTATTACAGTACTTCCATCTTCTGAACTCGGTGGAACTACACTAAGTGGATTTTCCTTGTCAGGTTTTTTCTTACCCAGTTCGATACCAAAAATTTGCATAATTTATCTCAAATTAAAAAGAAAAAGGAATTGTACCTACTGGTGTATCAATTGATATGTTAGTACCAAAAGAAGAACCGTCTGTATCTGTTCCTGTGTTTGATGTAAAGTAGTTATAAGTAAATTCTACATCAAAAGTTTCAAGTTGGTTTATAACATCAAAATCTAAAGCAATTGGAGAAATATTTGTAGGATATGCATCAGCAAATTTATATACTTTTAAAGTTGCACCATTACGATCTAATTGATGAACTTCTAAATCAACTTGATAATCAGAAGGATTTGTTTTACCTTCAGTAGCTGCATATCTTTGAATACCTGACTGCCAAGATTCAAATGCATTACGTAAACCAAAGGTTGTATCATTAATAAGTGTTACAGTCCATGGTTGGAAATTACGTTCTCCTGCAATATTAACAACTCGGCCTCTATATGGTACTTCTACATTAGCTACAGTAGAACCAGGAAGTTGAGCTGCTTTACATAAGAATTGTGCTCTTGATCCTTCAAATGCGCCAGCTGACACATAAGACGGAAAATTTAAATATGCTCTAAATTGATTGGCTCTTGCTCCGCCTCCAATCAACTGAGATTTAAAATCTGATATATTTGCCATTTTTATTCCTTAGGTATATGACTTTATATTATTTATAGTTAAATATTGGGAGTGTATTTCAACTCCCAAATATTAATTAACCACCAATTTCAGAAAAACTAATACCACTTCTTACTGCTATGAAGTTTAAAGTAATATAGTTAATTGAACGTGCAGGTTTGATATAGATATCACCTACAAATTCATTACGATCTATTACTTCACCAGTATTATTAGTTTCATCACATATAACTCTAAAATCAATAACACCACGACGACCTTTAACATCTCTTAAGAAAGGTTCTACGATATTTTTGAATTGGGCTCTTGTAAATGCATCATTAAATTCAAACAATTGATATTTAGATGCAGTAGAAATTGCTTTCTCAAGAACAATAAACAATCTACGAACATTGATACGATCAAATGCTGATGGTTTTGCCAATAATGTTTTATCACCAAATAATACAGTACCTTGTCCAGGGAAAGTAACTACTGGGTTAACGCCATTTTTGTATAGAGTATCTCTATCTGTTTTAGATAAACTAACAGCAAGTTTTACAACATTTTTAACCTGGCCACGATTATAACCTGCTGGAGACCACCATGCATCATTGGTATAATCAGTACGGGCAGTCATACCAGCAATATCACCATTTAATGGTACCCAACGATATTTGTCATTATAACGATCATATTGATACTTAAAACCTGAATCCATAATACCATAAGAAGAAGATGCCATAGCATCTCTATAAGCATTAATTTTACCAGTAGCAACAGAACCAGTACCTATAATAACATCGCCACTTGATACATCTTGAGGAGATACAAAAACTACACAATCTTTACGAACTTCAGCAATACTTTGAATTACATAATTAGCAGTAACTGAAGATGCTTTACCTACTGGGATTAAACTAATGTCATATTGACTATCATTTAAATATAATTCCCAAGATGATACTGCATAACCACCGTCAGTATCTATAAAATCATTAACACCATCAGATAAAGAGTCATTCATTGCTCCAACTAGTAAAGCATAAGTACCGCCAGAAGTTACTTCAGTACCCCAAGCTTGCCCTGCAAGAACATTATCTGTATGATCCATCCACCAAATATATTGTGAACGTGTATTAATTACTTCTTTATAATAGTTAATTGTACCATCATACTTTTTAGCATCAGATGCTTTAGAAACATAAGCAAATTTTTCTAAAATTGTACCTTTAGTTCCAGAGAATACACCATCTTTATCAATAACAATAATATGAAGTTCATCTTTTAGCCCATTTGAATTAGCAACATAATCAGAAGTACCAGGAGCAGAATCAAATTGTGCAGCATATGCCCAATCTGCTTTTAAACCTGTGCCTGCAGCAACAGAAACTAATGATCCAGGAGAATTTAAAGTTAGAGATGTATTTGATTCAATAGATTTAACAGTACCAATAGTAACGCCCGCAGAAGTTTTAAGAATAGCTCCTACATGAAGTTGAGTTAAAAAAAATGTACCTACACCAATAACTGTTAAACCACCAATATCAATTACACTTGATGATGTTACTCCAGTTAAAGCTGAATTTTTATATGTTGAAAAATCAGCCATTGATACTTCTAAAGAATTACCTAAAATACCGGCATATTTTGCTGCCCATAAGCAATTATATGTTGAAGTAGTTAAAGTATCATACTCATCTATATTTTTAATTTTAACTGCAGTACCATTGGTACTAACGGCATTAAGTGTTGCGTCAGAATCGATTCTAGATACATACAAACTACTTGTATAAGACAAAAAGTTTGCTGCAGTAAAAAATGATTCAAAAGTACTATCATTAGGTTTGCCAAATTGTTTTACTAATTCAACTTCTGATGATAATTGTACTGGGTATTCGATTGGACCCCACTGGAACTTACCTGCAAATGCTCCAGTAGATGATGAAACTGCGGGCACAATATTAGTAAAATCTTTTTCTACTATTGTAACTCCTGGCGATAGTGCATATGCCATTTAAATTCTCCTAAGAAATAATATTCTGGGTATACGATGAATCATACTTAAGATTCATTGTATTATTTATAAAAAATTGTATTTCAGAAATTCAAAAGCATAATAGGTGCTTCTGATTCTATTTGTCCATCATCATAAAAGCCAAATGGTGTTAACTCTTCTTCTATTAATCTCATTTGGTTTTGATACATCATTTTTCTAAGTTCTACGTTATTTAATTCTTTAAAATATGGTTGTGTAGTTAACCATGAGAAAATAACAAGTCCCATTACTAAATCATCTTTATAACCATCATCAGCCGCATATGAATCTTTAACTTCAATAAAAGTAGATAGTTCAGAAATAGTATCCATATCATTAATAAGTAATTTATTTTCTACCATTAATGATTTTAAATTGGCGCAACCAATTCTTTTTGTTTTTTTATCTGTGTTTACACCTAAGAATGGTCTACCTCCGAACCCTCCACCTGCAGATTGTCCTTTGTCTAATCCCTTTGGTTTTTTATTTATAATAATCATGTTTTCATATTCTAACTCATGATGTAAAATATGTGCCACCTGTTCAGATATATTTATCTCAATTAAAACATGTGCATTATTATAATCTTTTGCTATTTTATATATGATGTTAGGAAATATAAGAGGACTTATTGTATTATCTTTATACTTAGCAACTTGTTTGTATGGTATTTCTGATATGTCAATCACTTGAATTACCGAATTATCACCACCAACACCTTTAGACGGATCAACTGTCATTACATAGTTTCTGCCTCTTTCAGGCGCATCAAAAACATCTAATCCTTCTCTTGTATATTCAATAACACTTGGAGTTAGTTTAGATAAAGTATCAGGCGGT